TAGAGCTGCATGCCACGAACGATGTCTGCAAATGTTTCTGGTGAACGGAAAGACTCGGTCTTTGCGATCTGCTCTGCAGTAGCAACTGCGGAGTCATGGCCAGCTACAATCACACCAAAGTTGGCTGTGGAACCTGCGGCTGCAGATGTACCAGCACCAGTACCTTTGTATGGTAGGTTGTTGGACTTGTAGATACGGAAGCCACGAAGTGTGCCTGGCATTTTGCCGTTGCGCAATTCGCCGGCACCACCGAAGTCGCCGTTGATCAGTTTGCTGTCTTCATCCATTAGGATTTCTGCAAATACCGGATCGATAACCAAATAACGTGAGTCTGTGTCTACGTTAGCTTCGTCCATCTGACGAGCAATGCGGTTCAAGATAGCCAAAGGTGAAGTAATTGCACCTGTGCCGCCGCCTGCTGCTACTGGGATAGAGTTTGCTGATGTACCACCGAAAGCACCGGCTTTCAGTTTGTTTGCTGCAAGAAGTTCATCCGCATCTGCTGCTGCATCTGCTTTTGTACCTGCTGCTGCTGTACGTGCTGCCCACGCAGAACCAGACCATGTGTAACCAGACATGTAGCCTAGTACGTCACGGTCAAACTCATCACGAAGTTTGTAGCCTGCACGGTCTGTTGCTAGATCCATGAAGGAAACATGTGAGTGAGCTTCTTCGATGTCGTCCATTGCAAACTGGAAGTAGTTCGCTTGATCCACAACCATTGTGAAGTCCACGTCTGTAAGATCCTGTGTCGCAAGAGTTGTACCACGAGCGTATGTAGAGATCGTGATATCTGGCTCTTTAATAATCTTCACTGAATCACCAAAACTATTGATGTCTCCAGAATAATCAGTGTTAGTGATATCCTCTACGACAGAAGATTTGCGAAACGCTTTTTGTACTTTTTTCGAGTAGATGACAGGTGAGAAGTTACCTGAGTTTAGGTTTGTGTAGCCTGAAGCTTTTGGAAATGCCATTGGGTTGTTCCCTCTGTTGATGGCGTCTTTTGAAAGACAAAACATTCAAGAAGGACAATTGAGTGGCAGTAGGACGAATGGGTGCCGGACATACTTAGAAGCTACCCAAGTATATACGGGGCCAAAACCTACTGGTGGACCTATCGTCTTGATCTTCTGGATATAAGTGAACAATTCAGGGGTAGTCGTCGTAACGAGGCCCGTCTTTGTGTAGAGAACTTATGTTCTCAGAAGATAAGTCAAACTAAGTGACTTATCATCATGTAACATATAAACATTATAACACAGGTAAATAACTAATACAATAGTAAGAGGTAACTATGTGCCCCCTGGAGGGGACAGCCCTAGCATACAGCTATTTTATATTCTGTAAATAGTTAATTGCTAGGGCTGGGTATTTTATCGTGCGCCGCCAGAAACGTCGTAAGAGAATTTGCCTGGAGTACGATACGCCTCTAAGATTTCCTCTTCGTACTTATCGTACTCGGCGTTAGAGAGTGCTTCGACCATGCTTTCGGTCCAAGCCACCTTGCCGCCTGTTGTAGGGCGTGAGCTACTGGTACGACCTACTGACTGTGCTGCAGACTTCGCCGTTGTAGTCTTCTTGCCTGTATCTGCCTTGTACAGATCAATAGCTCGTGATGCTGCCAGTGCATCCGTATTGTTTTTATACAGGGCGTCCTGGATGTTGGTGGGTTGTATAGCCACCCATTCATGGAACTTCTGTGAGCTACGGATTTCTGCAAAATCTGGATGCTTTTGAATAAGCTTTTGTTCAGCTTCTTTGCGGGTGAGCTTAGTTTCAAGCTGCCGCAAACCCTCCATCCGCCTCTCACCCTCTTCCAAGGCCTCACTAGAACGCTTACGTGCAATAGTATCTACGATCTGCGCAACGTCAGGGTACTTAGCAGACCACTTTTCAATCTCATCGTCCGTCTTAGGAAAACGGATTTGGCCTTTTGCGGCAACATTCAATTGGTCTTGGAGTTTTTTAAGTTCAGCGTCTTTTGCAGCTAGCTGTCCTTGGGTGTGGCGTCGAAGATCTCCGTATCGTTTCTGATAGGTATTTTCTTCTTCGCCGTTTTGTGAAGGAGCCTGTTCTTGTGCCATTTCCTGGGTGTAAGAAAGTTCGTCTTCTTCTACTTCTTTACGTTTGTATTTAGCCATAGTTTCCTCAAGGGGGCCGCTCTTGCGGGTAGCCCGTTAGGTTATGAAGGCGTATTTCTGTTTGCGCTTCATGCCTGGTATTACAGACTCTTTAGGGTAAACCTCTTCGGTTTCCTCTTCTTCGTCTGTCATGTCGTCTACCTCGACTGAGGCGACTTCAATTTCGATGCCATCTTCGGAAATATCGTAGTCAGGATCTTCTGCTTCGATATCTTCTTCCGGATCAATTGGTTCTGCATTTTGGATGAGGCCGTCCATAGACATAGCCATCAAACCCATCTCTGCTTCAGCCTGCATATCCATGATGTGCTTCAATCCATGCCAGCGCACGACGTTTGCAGGGATCACGTATTCGCCTTGTGAAATTTTAATGTCGATGTCGTCACGAACCTCTTCAGGATTTGATCCCACAGGAATTGGGTTGCCAGATACTGGGTCAGACATAATGCCGCCGCAGCTACCATCGCAGTCGCCTTCGCAACCACAGGCCATACCGCCGTGAGACATTTCAATAAGCTCGTCGTCAGCTTCTGCCTTCTGAACCGCTTCCGCAGAAACCTCTTCAAACTTGGACATGACACCGTCCCCGTCTTTGTCGGCTTTTTTACGATCTAGTTGAAATTTGTTCTTAGCCATGTCTAAGCCTTCCTGTGTGGTAATACCTTTTTGGGACGTAGCAAGACCGCCCAAGTTGTACGTGTTTCTTGCAAATCTATCGTCTTCGGATTCTGGGGAATCTTCGCTAAAGAAGCCCAATACTTCCTTGCCAATTTCAACCGTGTGATCCCGTGCGTCGTCAATGTAATCCAACGTAGAAGTATCAGAACCATCCTGCTTATAGTATGCACCACTCTCGCCGGTATAGAATTCTTGATCTGTAATATTTTCGTTTAGGATGTTATCAGAACGCCATATAGAATACTCCGTGGCGGTAGCCTCATCATCAAAGACAGGAAGTTTCTCGCCCGTAAACATGTCGTAAGGACCGTTTTCTTCGTAGTGAGCAAACAGATCATCCAGCTTGTAGTTTCCGCCAGTTTCTGGATCAATTGTAGGAGTTACAAGGTAGCCAGGACCATACTCAAAAGTACTGGTCTTCTCTGAGTACTGTTCCACATCAGCATCGTTCACCCAAACAGGCTTACCGTTACGGGTTGTTATCCCTTGCACTTTTTGTGCGTTTAAATCCATTATTCTGCTCCTCGGAGAACTTCATCACGAAGTGTTTTAAATCTACGCAATTCATTAATAGCGCCTTGGATCTTAGCCACGTCTATATGAGTGACTGCACCCTCTAACTGTCTGTGGTGCTGTCGGATCTTGGCTTCAGCATATTTGTTGACAAGGTCTAGCTGCTTCTTGTCGTTAACCAACAACAGAAGCTCACGGCATAGGTCTTTATCCATTATTGCGCTGGGCCTCTTTGTGGGGCCTCTGGGGCTGCATTGGTGGGTTGTGGTTGTTGACCACCATTGTCACCACCACCTGCGCCTGTGAAGCCTGCTGCGCCTGGCTCTGGGGCACCCCCAGGTGCGATGTTACCATTGCCATTGCCTGTCGGGTCTTCGACGCCTGGTGCGCCTCCCTGGGCCTGTGCTACCCCTGCAGGTTGTTGTGGCATCAGTGCTTGAATCTCTGCCATCATCTTAGCCTGGATAGCGGCCTCACGTTGGTCATTCAGGATCTTATCTTCGTCTAAGTCCATAGAAGCGGCTAGCTCACGAAGGATGTAGTCATACTTCACGAACGGAGCCATCTGCTGGTTCTGCGTCATCTGCATAAACTGAAGTAGACGCTGGCTACGGATCTCATTTCGCATCAGGCTTTCTGTACCTTTTGCAGAAACCTCTAGATCACCTATAAACTCTTTGTCGAAGTTGAACTGCATGTTGAATGCAAACAGGGCTTTGCCCAAGGGGGCCAACAAGTAGTCATCAATGTTACGAACAACTGCTTTGATGTTTTGTGCGGCTGCACCCATCAACATAGACATACCAGAGGCGGTACGGCCTACGCCTGTAACTCCCGTAGAGCCGTGGGAGAAGGATGGGATGCCTGTACTCTCATCAGAAAGCTGTCGAGCCTTGTCAAACATCATCATTAACTCTTGGCTGACATTCGGGAACTTGGTCCCGAAGATGGCCTGCCCAGGCGCACCCGCTTGTCTCCGGAAGACTTTGCCAGGAAAGATTTCTAGATCCTGACCAGGTACAAGGTTTGTTTCATCTACTTCGATCAACAAGTTGCCAGACAAGGCACCGTTGTCCACCGCCATGCGGAAGAACCCGTTCATCAACAACTGAGTGTCTTCCATATTCTCTGCAACACCGATACCAAAGAAACCGTAAGGGTTGATTTCGTATGGGACAGAAGAGTAAGGTATACGACTAGGAGTAAACGGGTTTAGGACCAGTCGGAGAATTTGTCCGTTGCTAATCCAGACGTTTACTTGAATCTCATCACGATCTTCATATTCTTTTGGGATATCTAGGTCAGCTAGTTCTGCAATCTCAGTATCTAGCATACCCCAGTATTCCAAAACCTCATAACGGTCTACAGAGTCCGTTGTGCTGTTATCTTCGAGTGCAGTTTCCCAATATTCACGCTGATAGGACGCACCTGCCTCAATTGCGAGTTCGATGCTCTCGTTACGGAAATGTGGGCGCTTTTTAAGGCTACGCATCTGTGATCGGTTCAATCGGTGTCTTTGGACCGTATATTCGGCCTCAGACATGTTCCTGGCGTCCGGATCGGGGTAAAAGTCCCAAATACTGACAGATTCTACCTTCGGAATGGTCTCAAATAAGGGGGAATAGTTACCTTCTTCGTCCCATTTTGGGTACTCTTTATCGAAGGCAAACGGCCCTTTCATGATACCTTGGCCGAATAAAGCACACTCAAATGCCATATTTCGGAGGTGTTTAGAGGCCTGAGACTCCTCTAACTGGTCATGCATCTTCTTTTCGAGCTTCTGTGCCGCCCGTTTGGCCGGTTCAAAGGTAATTGAGCCTGGATTAGTACCAGGACCAACCTCTAGGTCGTCTTTAATAGGCTCAAGCATGTCTTTATAGACACCCAAGTCCCTAGCAATGTCTGGACGGACAATAGTACTAGGGATTTGGTAGTCTACACCCGTCTGTTCCTTAACTTTTTCGCTAGTAAGGCTATTTGGGTCAAAGGAAACCGAACCTGCTACGTTATTGGGGTAGTTACGGGCATCAATACCGATAGGAAACTTAGATCCAGCGAATAAAACGTCTACGAGTTGGGCATATGCCGCCAGAACCTTAGTTTTAGTTATCTTAACGAAGGCTTGTGACTTTTCAGTAGAGGTAAACCGCACATCTTCGCCATATAGACCACGATAATTGCGATAAGAGGTCAACCAGCGGGTCTCATCAGACAGTCTATGGTCCTTTGAACGCTGATACTGGGAGTTAATATAAGCTGCTACACCGGAATAGTCTCGGTTCTCCTGCTCAACATCACCAGACTCATCCAGAGATACGACCATGTCGCTTTCTGTAACGTCCTCCATCGAAATGTTGCTAGGTTTGTCCATCAATGCCATGTTTTAGTATCCAAATGTTGAATCTGCAGGTCTGTACGAGTACGTCGGTACGCCGGAACCCATATTGAAAGGTGAATTGGCTCTCGGTCGGCTCATTATTCCGTACCGTACGCTGTCGTAGGTGTGGTCAGAGGCGTAGCGGGGGTCGATGTCGTCAGAACCTTTGGGATCTGAGGGAATAGACGGTAAATCCGCAATTATTTGTCGGCATGTGTTGAAAAATACAATACCTGGGGTCTCTGTTTGCTCATCAATCTTTAGTCTTTGATGAAATTGGTTTTTACCCGCTACCCGTGCCCCTGCTGTTCGATCACTAGGACGCCAACGACAGCCCATATTAATCATTTCTTCAGCAATACTGGGGCCAATCTGACCACGGTTATGCCAACATGAGGAATCGAGTACACCATACTGTATCCGGTCACCTTGTTCTGCTTCGAGAACCGCACGACCTAGGTCTTTACCAGTATGTTTGGAGAGATATAACTCACGGTAAACATACAATGTTTCGAAGCTGGGGTCAATAGCAAACCAGTGAACTGCGCTATAACTACTGTACCCATAATCACAGGATCTAAAGCGTCTCCATTCAGCAGGAATGTCGAATGGCTCACATATATGTGCAGACTGTTTAAACTCTGGGAAGGCAGCACCGTCCGCTACCGCCCAGTCACCATCAAGAAGTTGGCGGCGTTGGTTTTCAGGTAGAGATAATAGGTTAGCTTCGTAGGCACCATCTTCTGCAAGATACGGGTTATCGTATAAACTCGCAGGAATGAACCTGCGGTAAAATAGAGGTTTGCCTGCTTTTTCATGCGTTTCTGGGTAGAGAAGATCTTTTCCTGTCTCTAAGTCCTGCGCAATAAACTTCTTATTTGACGGTGCTGGATCAATAAACATCTTCTTGACCCACTGATGCCCAGGGCCACCAGGGTTTGTAGTTGCCCTCATGTACGTGGGCAGGTCAGGGTCGGTAGTCCGTAAGCGAGATCTTAAATAATTAAAACTGTAGGGAGTAGCGTACTGAGTAAGTTCATCCACCGCAATGTAGGAGAAAGACTGACCTTGGTAACGCATAACATCTTCGTCACGCTCCAAGTATGTCATCCATAGTCTGGCCCCTGACGGGAAGATCCACTGGCTTTTCTTTTCCTGC